TCCCCCTTCAATTCAGGGTAGCCGTCCGTCGTGGCATCGGGAAAGATCAACGCACCGACGATCTGGAACATGAACTCGCCGCGCATGTAATCGTAGTCGGCGTCGCTGAACGCTTCCTGCGCGGTGATCTGGAAATCGGCAAGGGCCTCGGCCAACGCTTGGAACTGGATCGTGTAGAACGGCCCTGTGACCTGCGAAACGTAGTTGGACGGGAGAGTCTGGAGGAAGGCCCCCATAATGGCGTCCACCTGTTTACGCCGCGTGGTGATGCGATCCTGCCCGCCCCCACCCACAGGGGCGGGGTTCTGCGTCAGCAGAGTTGGGAGCAGAATCTTGTCAACAGGCTTGTCCGCCATCAGGACACCCTGCACTCAGCGTACTGAAACCCCACCGGACCGCGCTTCTGCTGCCACACCTGAGCCTTCTCGATGACCTCCGAACCGGAGCAGTGGGCCAACACCTTCTCGGGATCGGGGCAATCCCGCAGAAAAATAGGACAACACCACACCTGCTGATTTGTGGTGTCAGCAAGAAGAGGGAGTCCGAGGATTTCCCCATCAACGTTATAGAACCGAAGGCCCTTAGCTTTAATGGTCTTGCGAACGTAAATCATTAGGACACCTCATCGTACACGAAGTTGAGATCGCCGATAACGAGATACTCGATAGGGCCAGGTTCGATGTTCTTGACTCCGGCATCGCCTTGAACCACGTAGGTCACAGCGTAGTCATGCAACGTCGGATTATCGAGGGTGTCCCCGCCCGGCATGTACGTCACCAACACTCTGTTCGCCGTCAGCAACTTGCGGATGCGGAGAATCTCGGCTTCCTTTTCGTCGACGTTGGTGGGCAGGACGTAGTTCGCCTCAATGGTGGCATTGTCCGAGTATCCAGGAATGTAAAGCCCGTCGTCCCCGATAATGAAGACCGAGCCAGTTGTCCCTCGTAGGGGGAAACCGTTGACGTTCGGTGCAATCTCCTGATGGATGAGGGCCACCTCGTCCTGGAAGACGCCTCGGAAATCCTTGCGCTCACCCCCGGCACTAGTCGTGGCGGCGTCAAGAGCATTCTTGAGCAGGTAGACCGTAACCGTGCTGCTTGACCAATCGTCAATGGCCTGCGAGTCGCTGTCCGTGTCGGTGGACACGACCTCTCGAACCACCTGTGCCCCATCGCCACGAACCATCTTGGTCAAGGGGTTCACCACGTAATCCACGCCCTGTACTGCATCGAGAGCCCGGTTCACGTCCGATTTCCGCACCGGGGTGCCAAGCCCAAAGGTTCCGAAAAGCCTCGCCAGACCCGTCCGAACTGCCGAGTCCACCGTGTCAGCGTTGTTGTTAGGCCGCAGGACAAGGGTGGCCCAAACATCCACTGGCACCTCGACAGCCCACTTGGCAATGGCGTCTGCCGTGATGTGAGAATCCTCGTCGATGTTCTCCTGCACCACGTTGACCACGGCGTTGCTCGTGTACTCAACAGTGAAATTCTCGTCATGGGAGTAGTCGATGAGAACCGATTGACCTGTGGTGATGGTGCTGCTGTCCGTGAGCTGGATGCCGAGAGGGGTGGTCTCATCCCCGTTAATAAAAGTGAAATCGCGGGTCGCCGTCGAGTAAGGACCATTGTACTCGATGGTTCGCTCGTTGTTGAAGATTCGAACCGTAAGGGCATTAGCCCCAAGCTGATCCAAGTACTCGATACCGGCCAGCATCGTGTGCTCTTCACCCGTCACCTGGATGGGGGTCGAAGACGGAATGGTCGTCCCGGTGCTATCCAGCGGCTCCGTGACCTGGATGTAGTCACCCGCTTCGGTAGACCGGCCAAGCACCAAGGGATCCGATGCCCGGTACAGGTCGTAGATGCCCTCCAGCACTTCACCCGTCTGTTCGCCCGAAAAGCTGGTCACCTCGATAACCGGCTGCCGAGTAAGCACGAACTTGTTGGATGTCCGGTAGCGGTATGCCCCACGGAACTCGTCGGTCAGGTCGTGAGCCAGCGGGTCGTTGTAGGTTGCCGAAAGCTGAATCTGGTCGAAGGCCGCGTACTGGATGTCTGTCAGGTCGAAGTCATAGATCTTGGTAGCGTTCTCGAACACCATGCCCAAAGTTGGCAAGTCTAGCATTTCAATGAGCGGGTTGTCCTCGCTCAGGGCTGGATCCACCGCTCGAAAGCGCAAGTCAGACGTGGAACCCACTGGCTCAAATTGATGATGATCTCGGGTTTCGAACGAGAAGGCGAACGTGTCGGAAACCTCCGCATCAGACTCACCCCGCAGGTAAACGTCCACCTTGCCGCCAACGTGCCGACCGGCTTCGTTCCGGTCTCGCATCATCAGCTCGTGACCCGAGTCGATGACACTAACCTGTGCGACGCCCGCCGTGTTCGTGGCGTTGTTGACATAGCCCTGGAGCGTGCCCGAGTCCACCGACGCAATAACCCGCTTCGTCTGAAGGGCGAGATCTTTGTTGGACTGTCGATTGGTGCCGCCGAAGGTGCGGGACTCATTGGTCACATGCACTCTCAGCGTGTTGTTGACGATGGAAGTGATCTGGTCGGGAGACACGTTGCCCGCAGACCCCGCATCACTCGCCTGAATGTAGGCCCTGGCGAAGTAGCGGCCTGTAACGGGGTTGTAGTTCCGGCCAACGCCAGATGCCACTATGGTCGCTGTGGAGGTCGTGCGGAAACTGCCCCCGCTCAGCACAGTCCCAATGGACCGGATGATGGATGTCGTTGGCTGGCTGGCCACGTAGAAGGTGACCTCACCTCGGGCTCGCTTGCCACCATCGCGGATAACACCGTAGTTGCTCGCCAACTTATCGAAACAGTTGTCAATGATGACCTGGACTTCGTTATCGGTTATCAGATAAAACGCCTCGCGCAAAGCCACCTTGTAGGCCGACTGGTTGACCGGAATGCTCTCCCCCGACAACGATGGGTCGTCGATGAGCAGCAGAGTGGTGAAACTCTGGGCGTTGTGTAAGAAGTCGATGATGAACCGGATGCGGTCACCTTCAGTCGTGAACGGGTCGATGAACGCGTCCCGCAGAGCAGAACCGGGGGCTACCCCCACCTGCTGTTGACTCCGGTAGATCGACAGCACGGCAGCTTGCACCATTTTTTGGCGGCTCACCTGCGGGAAGGACCCCACCTCCGGCATGATGCGCAGAGGGGCACCCACCACCTCGGGCGAGAAAAAACTCTCGAACTCCACTCCGTCTATAAGGTGAACCGCCGTGGCGACGTAGTAAAGCGGGTCATCGTCAGGGACAACGGCCAAAGTCGAATGGGGCAAAGCCGGCTTGTCACTCTCCAACGTGGCCTGCCGGTCATGTTCGAAGGTGTACTGCCAAGTCTCCCGCACGGTCTTGATGGTGGTGGTGACCCGGAGCTTATCGGTTGTCTCGGGGACTTCAAGCAGTTCATCGAAGTCAACCGACAACTCCGTGTCGTCCGAGTCCTCCTGAGAACCCCGCATCCTGAAGTAGATGGGGTCAGCGGCATGGATTCCCTCGGAATCCACTGAGATGTCAGCGTCCACGTCGAGAGTGGCCAGACTAGTCTCCACCTCCACCGCCTCGCCAGAAATGAGCATAGCGGGGGTGACACGATAGTAGCCGACTTCGCCACCGCCGGGTGATGGGCTGGCATAGAAGTGGTAACCAACCACGGTGTCGTTGTTGGCAAGGCCCTCGATGGTGATCTTCACGGTTGCGTTGAACCGCTCCAAGAAGATGCCTGTTGGGGCTTCAGCCAGGCCGCCGGTGTCGGATTCCTGAGACAGCCATGCGTCGCAAACCGCTTCCCGCGTCGTCACACCCGTGGACAGGGTGGCCTTGACCTTGATCTCGTTGCTACCCGGAAGGAGCTGGATCCCATCGGGGAAGGCTGAAGGGTTAGGGACGGTGAAGCTCGTACCTTCGAAGGTGATGTAATCTGGGTCGTTCGTGAACGTGGCTCCCCGGACAGACACTTGCACGTCCACTGCATCCGAAGGCACGGTGCCCGTGAAAAAATGCTGTGAGAGCGTCGTGGACAGGATGTAAGTCTGCCGGTACGTGCCATCAGGGCCCAGAAATTCCGGGTACGCCGCCATCACTGGCCTCCCGTCAAGGGTTGGCCGAGCATCAAACCATTGCTCCCCATCAAGGCCACCACCTCCGGCACCGTGAACACGATGTTGAGGGAGATGGGCTGGCCCGAAGCATTCTGGACGATGACCCCGATCAGGAAGGTCGTCGGGTCTTGGACATGCCGCTTTACGTCCACGGCGAGAACCGAGTACAGCCGCTCTTTGAATGTCACTTGCTGGTACTTGGCCTGCTGATTCTGGAGAGCCTGCATCTGGGCCAAGGACTTCCGCACGTCTTCGGCCAGCACCGAAGCCACACCGGACAATGCTTTTGCACCAATGCGCTCGCTGATGGTCGTCCCGTACCACGGGAAGAATGTGTTGGATCCCTTTTCCGTCAGCAGGATCTTCAGAGAAGCCTGGTACAGCAAGTCCTCATTTTGGATGATGATCATGTTGCCATGCTGGTCGAAGCGGAAGTCATTCTCGACGAAGGTGGTCCGGCACCGCAAGCACCGAGTTACCGGCATCGAGTACGTCACTTTGAACATCGGATTCTTGCGCAGCCGGCTGCGGAACCTCGGGTAGCGGTTGGTGATGCTGGTGTCGTACCGCTCGAAAAGGTCCCAACCAGGGTACACCTGCCGCCCGTAGACCGCCCACTGCCGAGCAGATGAACAAGGCGAACCAAAACCAAGAACCCCTGCTGCTGTGCCGCTCACCTTGACGAATGCGGATGGGCCTACCTTCTCGACATCCACAAAGACGAGGTAACCGTTCTCGTTGGTCATCATGACGTGGGACCAGCCGGCCCGGACCAGGCGTTTCACCACGGCGTCCGTCGTCAGCCGGGTCAACGCGGTAACCCCGAAGTTCAAGGTCGCTGTGCCGCTACTGGCCTCGACGGTGATGGTATCCTGACCTGGTTGCAGATCGTAAGGGCCGGACACCGAGCTAGACAAGATAGCGGCTGAGAGCACGCCTTCACGGGGGATGAAGAAGTCGTCATTGACGAGGATGCGAACCTGGCCCAGGGCGGCAATCGGTTGCCGCGTATAGAGTGAAACCCGATCAGTTTTGAGTAACAACACGGCCACCACCGAGAGATGGGGACAAGGCCAGGCCAACTGAAAATCATATGACACTGAGGGGCCTCCAAATTCTTGCGTTCGCCTTCATCACCCTCTTGCAAAGTATAGGCTAGAAAAGCAGCCATACAGAAAGCCACCCACCTGGGGTCAAAACCGCACTTTGCCTACCCAATCCAAAAAACCTAATGATTCCGGCGTGTGCGTTTTCCACACACCCCCCGAAAAAATGCTCTTTTGCCAGATTCGGGGATCAGCGATCACCTTTTTTTGAGCAAAAACCAGGTTACCCCATTGGCCCGGCCGAGTCTTCGGGCTTATTCTCGAACACGAAGTAAAGGAGCCCCATGGCCGGATTGGCTTTCGTGGCCATGGGGATGCCACTCTCGCCAGAATCGAATATCAGGGCGTACATCTGCTGAATGAGCACCTGGCACAACCGCTGCGGATCAAACTTCTCGATGTCGAGAGGGGGCATCTCGTTCAACTGGCCGCCAAACGCTTCCATAAGCACCATGTCCCGCTCGGTCTTGAGCTGCTCATGGAGGTCCGAGAGCTTGATGATCCGCCACTCCATGTCCTGCAACCGGGCCTTGATCTCTTTGTCGGCCCACTTGCGGACATCGTGCATCACCCGAAGCACCGTAGCGTTATCCCAAGAGCCCCGATCTATCCGGCCACCCATCCGGGCCGGAATGTAGCGGGTCGAGTCAATGTAGCCGCCCTCGTAGCCTTCGTAGCCGGTCTTCTCGGGAAAATGATTGTTGGGGTCCCCGTCCTCGGGCAGCGGGTTGTTGTACTCGACCGACCGAGCCGCCGGGGCACCGCCTCCGGGATACTGCTGCGTGCGAACTGCGGTGCCATCCGCTTGCAACGTGACCTCCGTAGTGTCCGGGTGCAGGAACCCCGAGATATTAAAGGGGTTGCCGCCTGTGGCGATGTACGCCTGCATCAACTTGGCGAGGCTCGAACCCTGCGTCACCAGGAACCCGGTCCTCCGCTCCGTTGCCTTGACGTTCCCACCATCCGTGGCCGTGGCATAGGCCATCGTCACGGTCCCAATACGGGCCATCTCAGCCGTGATGGTGGCGATGCGGGCGACGACATCCCGACGCTCCCGCAACAGCCATTGGGTCGTGGCCCGGAAGTAGCCGGCCGGGAAGATGCTCATCTTGCTGAACGAAGGCATCTACATCTCCCTACAGCACGTCTGGCTCATCGGAGGAAGGGGCAGCACCGGGTTCGATCTGCTCGATACCGATGGGGTCTGGAGCTGCTGTCACCGAAGTCATAGCATCCGGGTCTGGATTCCCACCAATGAGTGCTATGAGGTCGAAAATGAACGAAGGTCCTAAAGGTACCACCAAAGCGATGCCACCACCGTAGGCCAACGGGCTATCCGATGGCTTGTTCTCGGCTGCCACAAGGTCAGCCATCAAACCATCTGTCCCATCCGAGAGGAGCATGAGGCCGTTGAACTGCGGCAGGGTATAGGAAAACGACAGCAGCCCTTGGATAAGAGCGTTGATGCGCTGGATGAGCTGCTGTAGATCAGTGATCATGCTCTGAATGAACTCGATGTACTTGATGATGGCGTCCGCCATAGACTGCACGGCGTCCGCCAACGACTTGACCCAGTTTTCGATCATGGTCAAGAAGCTCTCCAGCTCTGGGAAAGCATCGAACAGGCGAAGGGCGATCCACTCCCCGTCTTGAGGAGTGCGGGTGTAAGCAGCCGTGGCAACCCGCAGGGCGATGGCCGCTTGCTCGTAAAGGATGCCGGGATTGTCATCATCGAGACCATAAAGGCGCAGCAGCCCCCGCATGGAGAAGACCCTCTCATCGTGTTCGGCAAGCAACGTGTCCTGAGTGAAACCCCTCAGGGCATAGGCTCCGGCAACGAACACAGGAGTGGTGTCCCCCGAACTTTGAAACCTAGTTTTCCCGGCCACTTCGACCATAGACTGCCGCCACTCCTCTGGCACGAGCAACGTGCCATCCTCCGGGTTTGTGAACTGGTCGTAGAAATCCCGGATGGCAGCGGGGGCTTCGGTCTTCAGGGTGACAACCTTAACCGGGTTGCTCTCCTCGTAAGTGATCTCAGTTTTACCACTTTCAAAAGTGGCAAACTCACCACCAGGTGCGGCTGCCGTGCCCCCCCGCAACTGAAAGACCCCATTTACGAAGAACAGATTGTCGGCAGCCTCGGAGGAGTACCCCATCGACATGATGTTGGAGCACACCCCATATTCTGACATCTTCGAAACCGGATTTTCCGGGTCTAGGGCGGAAATCAGATTTGGGGCATTCTTCACACCGATTGTCTCCCGCGAAGCTGTCAGTCCACTAGACGCAAAGCAGTTGTCATCAACCACCGCATCCTCATCTAGCAAATCCTCCCAAGTCACCGTGCGGAGAGTTTCTGTAGCGTCTACCACC